TTAATATTTATATATAAAGTAGAAAATTATGAAGGCAAAGCAATTAGCACAATTAGTAGAAGTAATCGTAAGAAAGGTAGTTAGAGAAGAACTAAAACCTATTATTGCGGAAGTTAAAAATGCTTCTAAACCAATTATAAAAGAAACGAAGTCTAAACCAAAAAGGATAGTTGAAACAGACCCGTTAGATATTGATATGAGAACTATTTTATCAATGGAAGAAAATAAAAAAACACCCCAAGCAAAAACGTTTACAAAGAATTCAATGTTAAATGAGATGTTGAATGAAACAATGCAAGATGGTGAGTGGAGAAATATGGATGCTCAGTTTGGTTCTAATCAAGCACAAGCATGGAGTGGTAGAGAAACTACTACAGTAGCACCAACACAAGATATCGATGGTAGACCTGTTGATACATCTAACCCTGAAGTGGCTAATGTGATGGGTGCTATAACAAAAGATTATTCTCAATTGATGAAAGCAATTGATAAGAAAAAGGGAAAATAATTAAATGGCTAAACCAAGAAAAGAATATTTCTACAATCCAATAGATTTTGAAAAAGATGTTGCTGTTGGGATTAAACTACCATTCTCTAAGAATAGTGGTTTATTCTCTCTTTCATATTCAACTGAAGAACAGGCGATATCTAATTTAAAGAATCTATTATTGACTAGAAAAGGTGAAAGAGTATTTCAACCTACATTCGGTTCTCAAATTTATGCTTTACTATTTGAACCAATTTCATTAGATTTAAAACAAAAAATGGAAGATGGTATATTAGTAGATATAAATTTCTGGTTACCTTATATAATTATTGATGAAGTTGTAGTTACGCCTGATGAAGATAGAAATCACGTTGGTATCACATTAAACTTTAGAGTTACAGAGCAAGGTGCTAACCAACAAATAATATTATTTGTAGATTCCGCTGGAACTGCAACAATAGAATAGGAACTTATGGCAAAAGCAAACAAATCAGATTTAGTCCAAAAGGATGTTAAACTCATTGGAAAGGATTTCGGAGAGTTAAGAAAAAACTTAATTGATTTTTCTAAAACTTATTTCCCAAATACTTTTAATGACTTTAATGAATCCTCACCGGGTATGATGTTCATTGAGATGGCATCTTATGTAGGTGATGTGCTATCCTTTTATACAGATACTCAATTAAGAGAATCTTTATTATCCAACGCAGAAGAGAAAGTAAACCTTTTCAATCTAGCAGCAGTACATGGGTACAAACCAAAAAATGTAGTACCAGCATCAGTTGAGTTGGATGTATTTCAAATATTACCAGCCAAAGGTAGTGGTGATGATGTAAGACCTGATTATGATTACGCATTGAAAGTTGCAAGTGGAATGATAGTCAGTTCTGATTCTAATAGTGATGTAGAATTTTCATCAAACTTCGATGTGGATTTTGCAGCATCATCTTCATTCAACCCTACAGATGTATCGGTGTATCAAATCGATGAAAACACCAACGAACCTATCTATTATTTATTAAAGAAATCTGTTAAGGCATCAAGTGGTAAAGTAAAAAAACAACAATATGTATTTACATCACCTAAGATATATGATAAGATACGAATCTCTGATGCTAATATTATTAAAATAAAATCCGTAATGGATGATGATGGAGATAGTTGGACTGAAGTTCCATATCTTGCTCAAGATACTGTATTTGAACAGGTAGAAAATAACGAAGATAACTCTACTAACTTACAACCATATAGTGGGGAAACTCCTAAGTTGTTAAATTTAAAAAGAGTACCTAAACGATTTATAACAAAGTTTGAATCTGAAAAAGATTTAGTAGTTCAGTTTGGAGCCGGTGTATCAGCAAACGCTGATGAGGAAATAATTCCAAATCCTGATAATGTTGGTTCAGCGTTATATCAAAACACTGGAAACATAGACCAAGGATTAGACCCATCCAACTTCTTATATACAAAAACGTATGGAGTTGCTCCAGCTAATACAACATTAGATATTGAGTACTTAGTAGGTAATGGTGTTGAAGATAATGTACCTGCGAAGGATTTAATTAATGTTGTAAGTAAAGTATATGAAAATGATAACACCATAAATCTAAATCAAGAAACTCTAAGATTCGTACAGAACTCATTAGCAGTTACAAACCCAGAAGCAGCTGTTGGTGGTAGAAGTAAAGAAACGGATGATGAAATTCGTAATAACGCAATGGGTTACTTTGCAGCTCAGAATAGAACTGTAAGTAGAGAAGATTATATTATGAGATGTTACGCACTTCCACCACAATTTGGTTCAGTTGCTAAAGCTTATTTAGCACAAGATTACCAAATAGAAACAAAAGGTAATGGAAGTTTTTCACCACATGCTATATTACCGGGTGACCCTATACCAAAGATAGTTGAAACGGAATCACCGAATCCGTTAGCTCTTAACTTATACACATTGGGTTATGATAAGGATAAAAAGGTAACTCACCTAAATCCTGCTACTAAAAACAATTTAAAAAACTATTTAGCATATTATAGAATCTTAACAGATGCAGTTAATATTAAAGATGCATATATTGTTAATATCGCTATTAATTTTGATATTGTAGTATTACCTGATTACAATTCTAATGAAGTTCTTCTTAGATGTATTCAAGCATTAAAAGATTATTTTAACATTAACAATTGGAAAATTAACCAACCAATTAATGTATCACAAGTATATATTTTATTAGATAAGGTGGATGGTGTTCAGACAGTACCAAGACCTGATTCTGATGGTGAAGGTGGTTTGAAAATTATGAATAGATATAATGGAAACTACTCACCAAATAAATATGATTTGAGTGTGGCCACTAGAATGGGTATTATATATCCACCTAAAGACCCTGCTATATTTGAAGTTAAGTATCCTAATGTAGATATAAGAGGTAAGGTTGTAACTCAATCTTTCTAAGGAGAATATTATGATTTATAGAATATACGGACAAAAAGATACTACAATATACGAACAAAACAATCGTAACAACCAGAATACAGGTAAGGATGAAATCTTAGAAATTACAAAATTCTACGATGAAGATTCTAATAATATTTGGGTTGGTAATAGTAGGGTACTAACACAATTTGATTTAGCACCAATATCACAATCTATAGTAGGTGGTGAAATTAGTGGTAGTATAAAGTACTATCTTAATTTAACATCAGTAGCTGAAAACGAAGTTCAATCAGAATATGATTTAGATATATTTCCAGTATCTCAAAGCTGGGGTGAAGGTAGTGGTAAGTATAACTATACGCCAGTTTCAACAGATGGGTGTAGTTGGAAATCAAGAGATGGTGTATCCAATTGGAATGCTACCTCTGCAAGTGTATTTAACGGATTCAGAAAAATTGATATTCCTACTGAGGGATTAGTACTATCTCAAACATTTACAAATGGTACAGGTTCCACATTCTTAACAGAATCAATCAACGATATTAGTGGTAACTCACCATTTATGTTTGTTGAAAACGAAAGATTGGTTATATCCGCATCTAACTTTGCTGGAACGACATTAGTATTTCCACTTGAATTAGAAAACTCTTTAAACTATAAAGTACAATTTCAAATAGACCCAAAAGATTTCACCGATGTTCAATTTAGAATTGAAAACCCAAATGGGTTAATTCAGAATGAAGATTCCTATGCAAATATGGTTGGTAATATTACAACACCATCTACACAATCATTTCTGATAACAGCCGCATCATCAGGTCAATATAATTTAAGATTTACATTCTTTGATAACGATGGAACATCATCATCAACTACAGGTACGTTTGATGAAGTATATGTTACCGAACGTGCTGGTAATACTATAGTTAGAGAAACGTTTGCAGTTAATGAAGGTTTGTTTACACAACGAAACGTTATTAAAAGTACAAATGGTGTAATGCCAAAACAATTTGTATCAAGCTCACAATTATTTTTCCAATCAGATAACACTGGTGGGGCTACTGCTGAATACAAAAAATATTTGGACTCATCATTAAAATATACAATTACAAATGAATTAAAGTTGGGTAACTACCCATCATATGGATTTGCTGTATTCAATCCAAAGGGTATAAAAATGACTCCAAGTCAGATTACAGGTCTAAAAAGTTTATATACATCATCTGTAACTCAATCAATTCAATTTACCCCACCAATGAGTGGTGATTATAGATTTAACTATACATACTTTGCGACGGGTAGTAGTAGAGCAACTGGTTCTATAGATAACTTTAAAATAGTATATTCGGGTTCATTAAAAACTCCACCTGAATCTGAGGCATCATTCTTTAAAAATATTGGTGGTGGTACTTGGTACACATCATCTATGAATAGTACAAAGGTATCTCATAGATTCAACAAATATACAACCAATTTAAATGCGAATGTTACTGAGTATGTAAATGATTGGTTAAATGGTTCAAGACCAAATAATGGTTTCCTTATTAAACGACCAGTTTTACAAGAGAGTGGTTCGGTTAGATATGGTTCGGCTAAATTCTTTTCAAATGAAACTCATACAATCTATGTTCCTACATTAGAAGTTAGGTGGGATGATTCCACATTTAATACAGGTTCATTAAGTGCATTAACATCAGATGATATTGTAATCTATCCAAAGAACTTATCATCCGAATATAAAGAAAGTTCAAAATCCAGAGTTAGAGTAGTTGGTAGAGAACGATACCCACAAAGAAGTTTTTCGGATTCTAATCCTTATACTACAATTAAATATCTCCCACAGAATACTTATTACCAAGTAAGAGATGTTGAAACTAATTTAGTATTGATACCATATGATACAACTTATACAAAATTAAGTTGTGATTCAAACGGAAACTATTTTGACTTTTGGTTCAATACTTTACAACCTGAAAGATTCTATCAATTTGAATTCAGAGTTGATAGAGGTGGAAAACAAGAATACTTTGGCGGAAACGTATTTAAAGTGGTGAGATAATGGCAGTAGATAAAAAATCCATACAAAAAGCAAAAGCAAGGGCCGTTGATAACGCAAAACGAAATGCCATTCCAAAAAAGATTGGTAAAACATCTGATGATATCGTTAAATCTAAAATCAAAGGTAAAACTCCTGATAGAAGAGAAATCAGAAGAAACACCTCTGGTCAAATAATATCCTATGATATTCCTAAAAGTGGTGCTGCTAGACTTTCAACCGATGTTGTTGTAAAAAACGATAATGGTAAGGTGTATAACTATGGTACGATAAAGTTAGCCGGTGTAAGAAACGAATACACAAAGCAAGAATACTTTAAAGCTATTGATAATGATATTGAACAATTCACTAGGGATGTATCAACAAATAAAACTGCTGAGATTAATAAACTAAACGCCGTATCATTTGCACCAATAGAAGGTATCATAACTGAGGATTCAGTATCCAATCTTAAATTTACAGGAGAAATTGTTAGAGTTGGTTCTTCAAACACTTCATTTTTTTATATTGAAGAGGGTATGTTTTACACAATCACAGGACAAGGTACACTTTGGTTTTTAGCTGAAAAACTTAAACTTCCAATAGGATTTAGAATTAATGATGAATATGATTATGGTGGGAAGTACAAAACGGCATTAGGTGAACAATTAGATTATGGTCAAAACCAATATGCATTATATGATGTAGAGAGTTACAATAGACAATCAATCGCATATGTAGAATCAAATGAGTATGGTGGTGAAATTGATAAACGAAAAGTGTTAGGTGATATTGCAGATGATGTTGTAATGATAACTTATTATGTTGATAGAGAATTGGTGGGTGTAAAAGATGGTAAAGAAGATACCTTTCAACAGATACACGTAGTTGGAGATGAAGCTACAAAAGTAAGTTATGTACATTTTTTAAGTAAAGATAAGTTTGTAGAAGCTAGAAAACAAATAGCAACCACATTTACAGAGGATTTAAAAATAAATACAATACAAAAGAGAGGTACACACGATTTAACTGCTAGAATTGATATTGAGATACACTATTGGGGACAAAGTAAACCTACAGTAATAAGAGTAGAACCTGAAACAACAACAACTGATTCACAATCAAAAGCTGGATTAGTTCAAAGAACATATACTATTACTGGTGATAACATATTACCAAAGCTTAGAAAAATAAATTTCAGGTACTTTGATGGATATACACCATTCGGAGCAGCCGGTACTGATGGTCAATATAGATGGAAGAATATTACTCCACCATATACATCAACTGTAGCAACAAGTCCATTAGGTGGTGTATCCATCGGAAGAACAACTATTCCACTAAGAAGGACTAGTAGAGGGAGAAAGATTATTTGTAATGAACTTTACAGACAAGGATACCTATCTGAAAAAATGTGGGATGCTGATGAGAGATATGGTGATATGATGTTTGAATCAGACCCTAAATTGGTAATTGGGTATCAGATGTGGGCTAGAAGTGTTGTTAAATTTATGAGAGAGAATCCACAAAATACAAAGTTAGCATATAAGTTATTTAAACCTTGGACAGAATATATGGGATACAAAATGGGTGTTGTTGAAAAACCAACTATTATGGGTAGACTAACAAACTGGATAGGTACACAATTATCTTATATGGTATTTGATTTGTATGGTGGAAAGCGTTTATTAGATAAGTATAATCAAGTAAAGGTGGGGAAATAAGTTATGGGATTATTTAGTCGTATAGGAAGAGGTATTAGAAATGTTGCAAGTGGTATTAATCGAGCAGCATCAAATGTAGTGCGAACTGTAGCGGCACCTCTTAGTAATATTGTTAGTCAAGTTCCTATAGTTGGTGGATTGGCATCGAGTATTATTAGAACTGTTGCTGGAGGGTCATCAAGAACTAATATAGTACCACCACCACCGCCAGTACCAGCGACACCACCTACACCACCAAACCCAGATGGAACACCTGGTAATGGGGCTGAACTTTGGAAGTTTTCAAAATCAGCTGATAGGTGGAGTAAAGTGATTGGAACTCCAAAAAAGATAAGAGTAGATGGTGTAGATTATGATTGGGTATCAAAATCAGGTATCAGTTATTATGCGTTACCACTACCAGAAGTAGAGTCATCAGTTGGTAATACGTCTGGTGTCGGTGTACAATCATCAAGACCATTAACTAAAGAAGATACACAAATATCATTCGAACAATTAATTTCAGGACTTCATTTTTACTATGAAGAAAGTAATTTTAGAAGTAATAGTAGAAAATACAATGGTATTAACAATTACGCATTCTTAACGTATTTAGCTGCTAGAGAATTATTTGGAAATGAAATTCCTATAATAGACGGGCGGGGTACAACGAAAAAGCTAAGACAATGGGAATCTAAAATTAAATCAGTATCCCCAAAAACAAAAGAAGAAGCTATTATTAGAGTACTTAATATTATCGGAGAAGATATATTGGCAGGTGGTACTGGGTATTTGAATAAACAGACTAGAGCAAACGGATTAAGAAGTGGTTTCTTTGGAAGTAATAGAAATGCAAAAAACTTTAGAGAAGATATAGAAACTAAAACGGGTCCAATTAATTATGGTAACATACTTATTAACTACGATGACCTTTTAATCAACCTTTCAAGAATGGATGCCAGAGATGAGTTTA